AGCTCATATCACAACGGGTGAAAGAAGCATTAGCCTTGAAAGTGAGCCAGGGAGTAATTTTAGGTAGGCCATTTGGTTCTAAGGATGCTAAACCTCGTTTGAGAGGGAAGAACATAAATAAGAATTGCATGAGATAACCAATGATCCACAAAACATGGAAAACATGGAAACGCAAAAAGAAAAAGAAGCTTAGTTATATTGAGGCATCTAAGAATTGGGTTTTTAGACTCTGGACAATGGGCGAGATTGCCCAAATGCTCAGGATTGAAAGAACAAAGCTGTATGAAATAAAGAATGAAACTAATTTACTTGTAGGTATGCATAGGCGTGTCCCGTATTGCAAGGAGGGCCAGATATTCTATACAGACAGGCAAATATTTGAATTGATCCTTTTTTTGCATCCTGACATAGCCGACATCGAGAAAGAATATCTAGAGCAACAAATTAGCGAGGTCCCAGATAATGCTACGTTTAAAGAGAGGCGCAAACCGAACAAAAGGCAAAAGACAAAAAGTGAAAGACTTGCTCTTGTCCACGCTGCCGAAGCAAAAAGAGCAGAAGCTAAGAGAAAACGAGAGCGAAGTAAAAGAAACCGAGCCGGGGAAATACTCCGTTGTAAAAGAGCCGAAAAAAAGTCAGTCTGGGTGCCTAGAACCAGTGGTTATACCGAAACATATAGCCCCGATAGACTACCTCAACCAAGTCCAACTTGCAATAGTGGGGCGGATAGAAGCACTGGCAATCCGAGGCACAAAAGAGGACTCGATAAGACTGAAAGCAAATCTGGCACTACTTAACAAGATTTTGCCAGATCTGACCAAGAATGAAGTGACACATACAATTTCACCATATGAAAAGATCCAGAAAGCTTTAGAGGGGAATAATGGAGATGAATAAAAGTCCAAAAGGAATCGAGCTAACTTGTGCTCAGTGTGGTTATGGCACAGGAGAGCATAAATGGATATGCAGAGGCAATATCTTGCCGATATCCTGTCCCCTCTGCAAATCCTATCATTGGGATGATGTCAAGGTTACAGCCAAAGAGCTGAAAGTTACTTTTAAAAAGGTGGGGGCATGATAATCGAGAGGGTAGCTCGTTATATGCAATCTCAGATAAAAGTGTGGCCGTGCAACACGAACCGTGCATCCGAGATAGGGCATGAGTGCGAGAGGTATCTAGTCTTTCTCCGCACAAAAGGAGGGGAAAAGAGATTACATTCCATTGACTCAGAATATATTTTTAGGGAGGGTAAGGACCAAGAAAAGGCAGTCCTAAGGTTACTTGCTGATGCGGATATTGAAGTCTTTGAACAGCAACGACCATTCGAATGGAAAGAGCACCAGCTCACAGGGCACATAGACGGTAAGGTGATGGACGGCGAGGATGTCTTACCTCTTGAAATTAAGTCGATGGCACCCTGGATATTTGACAAAACAAACACCTTGGATGATTTTTTCAACAGCAAATACTATTGGGTTAGGAAGTATCCGGCACAGCTCACCATGTACATGCTGATGGATGCCAAAGACAGGGCTCTATTCCTTCTCAAGAACAAATCAACAGGGAAATTGAAGGAAGTGCCGATTGAACTGGATTATAACTATGGTGAGTCACTTGTCCAAAAAGCTGAGAGAGTTAACCAGTGCATAGCAGACAAGATAATCCCTGAGCCTATCCAGTGGGGGGATGTTTGCAGTAAATGTGATTTTAACCATATCTGTGTCCAATCCGTTCTTAGGGAAGAATTACAGTTTGTAGTTGATCCAGATGCAGAAGATAAGATAGACGGTTGGTTTGAGCTTAAGGATTGGTCAGACAAGTGGAAGGAGCTAGACGAATGGCGAAGAGAACACTTCAGAGGGGTGGAGCGGGTGGTGGTGGGGCCATATCTGATAACCGGGAAAGCAATGGCAAAGGGGTGGAGAACAACAATCACAAAGATTTAAATGCAGCTTTGGACCGCCTGGCTTCAATGATTATGGACGAATATGGCGGGTGCTCCTTCTTCAAGGAAAAAATGAAGGATATAACCATTTTGAGGAAGTTTGTAAAAGTTACTTTTCAACAGGGGAGACAAAAATGAGCGAAAGAGAAACCAGTCGTATCTACCAAATGAAGATCGAAGACCTTTACATTAAGGATGGATTCAATGTGCGCATAGACACTCCTGAGTCTATGGAAGAACTCCATTCTTTAGCCAAGTCTATTGCTGCTAGAGGCATACTGGAACCTCTCACGGTGTTTGCCGAAGATGATGGGACTGTTTATATCGAGAATGGACATCGACGTATGGCGGCAGTTGAGATTGCCAATGCGGAATACGGGGCAGATATCAAAACCGTCCCCGCTAGGTTTGAGTCAAAATTTGTCAGTGAGATAGACCGGACAGAAAACCTTTTGGTTAGGGCCAGTGGAAAACCCTTAACCATGTTGGAACAGGCAGAAGTCGTTAAGAGACTCCTTTCTTTTGGCAGAACAGAAGAAGCTATTGCAGATCACTGTGTATGTTCTGTGACTCATATCAAGAACCTTGTCATACTTGCAGCGGCATCTGACAAGACAAGGGATATGGTTATTAACGGAACTATCTCAGCCACAAACGCTATAGAGTCTATCCGAAAGTTCGGGGCAAAAGCTGAGGAGGTTTTATCCGAAGCATTGACAATGGTAGATGACAGCAAGAAACAAAAGGTGACACGAAAGCAGTTAGGCAAGAAGACCAAAATAGACTGGAAAATCTATGGCCCAAAATTGCAAGAAACATTGTTCACATTGCTTTTCTCAGCAGGGACAGACGAAGTTAGAAAAGCCAACGAAGAAGATGCCAAGGAGTTGCTCCGTGAAATAGAAGGCTTATTGGAATAGGCCACCCTAGCACTCTCCTTTAAGAGGGGGTTAAAACCTGGAGTTAGCAGTCTTGTGCTAGGGGTCATGGTTGGACTCTAATCTCGGGTGTATGCCAGGGGGCTGGCTAAAAAGCTTAAAGACCCCAATTAAATTTAGAAAAGGTGTTGTAAAAGAGGCGCGGATGAATCAGTTTAAGGGATGGTTAATATTAATTCTCGCTGTCATAACCGCTTTTGCTTTTGCTAGCGTGCTGGCTTATCTGGTTGGACAGACAATAGGAGCAGGGAGATAAAAGTATTTTCAAGGAGATTAAAAAAAAATGAGAACCTTTATTTTGGATTGTTCCCGCAAAGCTGGCCTAAACGCAAGAGGTGCGACATACCATAAAACTACGATCTTGAACTATCGCTATACAAAGGAAGATGGGGTGCAATTGCTTGATTCATTGGGAGGTTGGAGAAGATCTATTCTTAGGATAGACGCTTTGCTCAACATGATTGGGATAGAGGAAACAACAGAATGAATTTCCTGGATAAATTATTTCCCCCTCTGCCGGATTATGCACAGGCTTACACCCCTTTGCCAATCAAAAAAGAATATTCCAGTATCAAAAGAGCAAGATTTCTTAAAAGGAAAGAGAGGAAAAAACTATGCCTGATAAACATTTCTTTGACAAATACCTTAAATACATTGACAACACAGGGGGAGAACCAACCATAGAACAGTTCGATGAAGATTGGGCCCCAATAGGACCAATAGTCAGGAGGGCTATGATAGAGGCAGAGGTTGCAACCATGACAACTTTGGGAAAGATAAAAAGGAAGTGTAATTGTGTGGGGTGCAGATAATGACTAAGGAAATAGAAACTATCCCTGATGTCGATTACATGCCTGTGCTCTCCAATGAAAGCTTGCTAGCGGTTGCAGACAGGGCGGAGAAACAGGTTGAAGCTGTCAACAAGATTAAGAAGCTTGCTCTCAAAGTTACCAATGCTCATGACTGGATAGACCAACAAGGTAAGCCATACTTGGGAGTATCAGGAGCAGAGAAGGTAGCACGGTTGTTTGGTATCTCTTGGACTATAGGGGAACCTATTCTTGAGACGGAGCCAGACGGCCACTTTGCCTATACTTACAAAGGAGTGTTCACGCTGGGGGGTGCAAGTATTGAGGCGATTGGAACAAGAAGTAGCAAGGATGGTTTCTTTAGACGGTATTCTTACCAAGAAGGAGAGAAAACAGAGCTTCCACCGTCTGAGTGTGATAAAGGCGACCTTAAAAAGTCAGCTTATACTAACCTCTTGGGCAATGGAATCACTAGGCTTTTGGGGATACGGAATCTCACTTGGGAGGAAGTGGAGGGAGCTGGTATATCCAGAGACAGAAGCCAGAAGGTCTCTTATGGCAAGAAAGAGGATCAAGACGTCAACTCGGACGTATCAAGCAAAAGGCAAGAACACAACCGGAGAATTCAAGAGGCTTTGATTCGGCTGTATGGTGAAGACAAGAAAGCAATGGCAGAGAAGATTGTAGAACTTACCACCTGGACGCCTAATAAGGGGGCAAACGCCGGTAAAGAGCAAAGGGGACAGGCTAACTACCTTACCATTAAATCCGATCAGTCTGTAGCCATTTTGTGTAGCAAACTGGAGAAGCTTTCACCTGTGCCGAAAGCCCCAGAAGAAACCATGTGTTCTGAATGTCGGAAATCTATAACTAAGGGTGAATGCACTTGTCCGAACCAGGAGCCACCAGAAGAGGGAAGATATGAGGAGCAATAAGATTGCACATTGTTATGTGACTTCACTTGTGTATTTCCTTTGTGGAAAATGTGGTGAAAGAAAATCAACAGTAGGGAGGAAGTTATATAAAATAAAAGACATAGATTCTATAGGGAGGAAAAATGGTAGCTGGCAATGTGAGGCTTGTGCAAAGATGCAAGATATGCAATCGGGAACTAACCTACTATAACGCCATATGTGTTAATTACGAAGAGATTTGTGCAGGTTGCTATATTTGGTCAATAAATATTTATATGGAGAGGGTAGATGAAAGTTTGTAATAACATTATTTTTGTACTGCAAACAGGTTCAGGGACTATCTGCCAAAGAGCTAAAAGTTATTGCTTTGTTTGTAAAGAAGAAAAGCGGAAAATACTTTCTAATTTTAACCAAGAAGAAGCAAGTTATGCCCTAAAGACTCACCATCATGGGGTGCATGTAGCTTGCCACGGTTGCGAAGATCCTACCTGCAATAGATGCCACTATTTAACTGAACACACGGGGATAGATGAAAGGGGCTATTGCCATTGCGAGGACTGCCATGCCAAGAGGTAAATCACCTACACAAAGAAGTGTTGAGTATCTGGAAGCTCTTGGATATCTTGTCGGCAAAGTTGAGCAAACTATTCCACATACCCATATCAAACGTGATCTATTTGGTATGTTTGACCTTATTGCTATAGGCAGTGGGAGCACAATAGGGGTCCAAGTGACTTCAAGAGCGAATATCCCTGCGAGGGTACAAAAGATAACGAACTCTGACAACCTGCCAAAGATGAGAGACGCTAATTGGTGGATCTGGGTTATGGGGTGGGACAAGGACAAGGAGGGTAAGGACCGAGTAAAAATAAAGGATCTAAGCTAATGCCAGAATGCCCTACTTGTGGTTATTACGATAGGAATCAGGGGTATTGTGTGATTGAGGAATGTTGCTATGTCCGCATTGCCCCTTTGGTTAGACTGGTATGTAAAGAATGCAGGCATCAATTTAGCATGGAGGGTAAATGTCCAAACCCAGACTGCACGGAAAACAAAATGAACACTCCACTTACAGACAGAAGGGCAACCCAACTATTTCTACTCACTGATTTGCTAGCTAGCCATTGTGGTGAAAAACTAACAGCAGGTTTGATAGATCAGTTAAGGGGCCAATTCTACAAGGAAATAATTGACGGCCCTTGTGCTTGGGCTTTTAAAGGGGATATGGAGAAGGGGAAATATGACCGGGACAATATTCCCAACGATAGATAACAAACATGACTTTGGCATGATGTGTTACTACTTGGGGGCATATAAGGCAGACTTTGCAACGAGGACAATATGGTACGTGAGATAGACATTTTCGGGTATCTTATGAACACTCGGCTTTTCAGCAAGGAGAGGTTGACCGAACTGCGGTTTGAGGACGCTTGGCTGTGTAGCTTGGTCCCGGGACTTAGCATGGAAACATACAGCCGGGTATTGGAGGTGATATGGCAATAGAAAAGTAACTTTTCAGAAGGGAAGTAAAAGAAGAAAACTTATCAAAAGGCTGGTATAAAATAAACCCCTAACTCTTTCTTGGCGGGGAGAGTTAGGGGTTCTTTTTATTTATCTAGTACTAGTTCCAGGAGGATGCCCACCACAGAGATCATAGTCGTTGCCCCCATCAAACCTATCTTACCTAATTTCCTCCCTTGTAATTCTTGCCCCGCTTTAAGATCCTCAAGCCGTTCATCTATCCTAAGATGCTTTAGATTACATTCCCTCCGTTCGACATGACCTAGCATATTACCCCTTCCCTTTTTTACCGCCCTTCTTTGGACCCTTCTTCGGCCCTTTCTTTTTCTCCATCATTGGCATACCTTTCATACCTTTCATCATACCACCTTTCCCTTTCATTTTAATTTCCTCCGTTCAAGTAGGGCAAAAGCTTATCCCTGTATTTGTCCCTCTCTTCTTTAGACACCTTATCGTTCATAAAGAAGTTCACAACTTTTTTCTGCATCAAAGATTGTAGCAGAAGCCTCTCCTCGGGTGTGGCCTTGTCAAATATCTCCTCTATATCTTTTAACTGTGAAGGAACTCGTAGTCTCTCAAAAGATCTTTGGAGCTGAGGTTTATCCCGGTCCTCTAAAAGATTGATTGCTTGTCGTTGACTTATCTGGCCTTGTTGCAATGCCTCAAGAACTTTAGGTGGAACTCCCGTGGGAGTATCTTCTACTGCGTTCCTGAGCGTCCGCATGAGCTGTGCTTTTTTCCTGGATTCCCAAGTTTCAGGAGTCTTAGGAAAGTTGTGGCTTGCAGCTTCGGCAGCTTTTTTCTCCGCAGCAGTCTTAGCAGCATACGAATTGATACCAAGAGATTGAAGAGCAGATGTAATGACACTCTCTGCTAGACTATCATCGGGGTTCTTCATAAAACCCTGGATGGGGATAGGTACACCGGACTTGATAAAATCCCAAAGCTCAAGTTGTGGTGTCCTTTCTCTCCCTCTAGCATCTTTACCGGTTGCCCATTCTACCATCGGTCTAGTAGCAGCAGGGTTTAATCTCCAATACACAAACCCCCTGGGGTCATGAAACAAATGTGCTAAGTCTCCAGGTATGGTACGTAAAGCGTATTCTTTCTTATTCCAAACCACGGAGAAGGGCTTATCCCATTTGGGATCACCATCGTTAAGCATCATGTTCATGATCTTCGAACCAACATAGAGTTCAGCGGACCCTCTGATAAGAGCCGCCAGTTGTTCTTTACCTAGAGGTGTCAATGCTTGCCCTACAAATTTTGCCCTTGCCTCTAAGAAGTCAGGGGCTAAGAAGAGAACACGCAAAGAATCCTGAAAAGTCTTGTTGCGTCCTAACCATTTGTAGTTCAACTCACCAAACGCCGCATTTGCCTGATGTCCTGTAATCTCTGCAATTTGGTCCGAAGTCAGTTTAGGATATCGTTTTATGTTCCTCCCGTATGCCTCTTTGAACATAGCTACTTTCAGCCGGGGAATATAATCTTGGAACAGGTATTCTTGATACCGGGTCATAAGAGGACCGAGGCCAGGGACTCTCGCTACTAACCCATTATGTCCACCAACACCCTCCGAAAACTCAGCCAAGGCAGAATGATCTGTAATCATAAGACCATTCCTAACCCCTTTAGCTGTCAAGGGATCATATAGGTCTATAGGGGGAGCTTTAAACGGATTCACGTTATGGAACACAGCATGGATACCAACCTGTACCTGATGAAACCCAGACAAGGAAAGCAAGGTACGTTTGAACTCACCTAACCCTCTTAAAGCAGCACGGCCTAAAGGACTCTTGGCTATAGCAGAAGCACCAAACAGATTCTGCATAGAATAGTAACCTTGCCCTTTAAATCTCTCAGCAAAGTTAGCTGTTATCTCGGGATGCAAAAGTATATCACCCTGGAGAAACATGGGGGCACCATCAGGATCTTTATCTACCCATTTCCACTTCCTTAGAGCTGGATGATCTACCCTGCGATAATCAAAAGCCTCTTCAGGTTTGGACTTGGGCCGAATAAGATAAGCATCAGGGATAGTAGCCTCTTTGGGGAGACGTGTTCCACCACCCGATACAACAGCCAGAGGTCTACCATCTTTTCCAGCAGTCTCAGTGAGTTGCTTAACAAAGGTTCTAGCGGCAAGCATTCCCTTGAAAGCGGAGTCATATGCTACAACAAGAAAACCAGCATCTTTATTTTTAGGAATTAGCCCGAGCTGTTCACCCTCAAAGTAACTTTCAAGAATCCTCTTTTTGATAAGCGAGGGATTAACACCGAGCAAACCGGAATTAATCTCAGCCGCCATTTTCCTACCTTTGGAAGTTCCACCCCAAATGTGGTTGATATAATTTTCAACCCCATCCTCTAAAATCCCTGCCTGTTGAGCTTGTTCCAACATATCATCAAAATAGTTTCGGATGTTTTCAGCGTGAAGTTTCTGTTCAGGTGTGAGTTTTAAAGCAGCTTCATATCCACTTCTGAGGACTGGATCTTGAGTAGCAACCAACCTTTGTCTGAGTAAAGTGTTGTCCCCGGCAGCTTCAATATAATTTGTCATACCTTCCCTTATCGTCTTGTCAGGGATATCTGTCTTTATCTTTTTTGCATAAGCATGACCTTCTGTTTGGAAACGTGTACGTGCGAGTAGATAGTCCCCAAATACCCCTTTAAAATCTGCGGAAATAGGAGGACGTGTATAGGCATCCCAAAGGCCAGCACCCCCTGCCTTTAAAGATCCTACAGCAGCATCTGCTTTACTGGAAAAAGTCTGTTTTGTATTAAGAATATTCTTGGCTATAGTCATTCTCTGTGAAGCCGACACACGTGGAACACTCGCTAAGGATTCACGAAGTTGCATCATGCTTGGGGCTTGCTGATTCACACCTCTAGCTTGGGCACCGGGTCCAGGAGATTTGGAATCTGCAATTGCAAGAGCCTTTGCAGTTTTGAAAGTTTCACCAAATGCCCTTTTGACCGAAACAGCCTGTGCTGGTTTAGCTTCAGGCGGAACTTTAGGTAAGAAACCCCCTTTGCCAAAACTGGTTTCCCATTGCCAGGGTTTCTGCTTGTCTTGGAGAAGCATTTTTATAGCAGCATCGGCATGAATAGGAGTGAACCCCTCACCCTCCCTGGTAAGGACTTGCTGAAAAGGTTTTAGGTCTGTCCTATCATCAAGCACAATAACCTTTTTGACCTTCTTGCCGTGTGCTTGCAGCCATTCTGTATATTCAGCTCCCCTTGGGGCATCACCTAAATCCCCGGTCATACCTATAACACGGTCCTTTCTAACACCGGCTTTAGAGAGCAGTTCATTCATAGACTCGATGCTATGCCCAAGCCGCCACGTAGACCCCACAACTATCTTTGCATTAGGATCTGCATCAAGAACCTTGTTCAAGTTGGCAACAAGATCTGGCTCAAGTTTTCCTGTCCCACGGTTGAGAACGGAATCTATGTCAAGCCCTATCACATGCTGATATTCCCCCGGTCTAGTGCCTTTGCGAAGTTCAGGCATCTTCCTTTTCCCAGGTTCAAAGGAATCAAGGATAGCCATTTTCTCAGCATCAAGGGAAGGACCAGCAACTTTAGACGGTTGCAATCTTTCAGCGGATTTAGTTTTAAGCTGAGGTTTATAACTCTTGATTGCAGGTTTTGGTTCCGACAAGGGTTTCTTAGCTTTAGCAATAGCCATTGGTGCAAGCTGATTAGTGATAGAATCCAGGTAAGGCATCACTTTATCTGCCTTCATATCTTTGATCTTTTTGGCGAACTCTTTGCCTACGATCTTTTCTTGCAGCTTATCACCGGCAGTACCCACGAATTCAAAAAGTTGTCCTGGAACATTGGCTATCTTTTGGCCTAGCTCAGACTTGGGAGTATAGCCAATTTCCTTGGACATATTTTCTTGAACAACCTGTTGAGCCTTGGCGGCTTCAATAGACTTGCCAGTAACAGCCAATTTAAAAAGGCCAGCCATAATACCAGCCACCTGAATAACAGGACCGGTAACAAGTTGACCTCCGATGGAACCTACACCTTCACCTACATCTTTGAATTTTTGGTAAGCAGTTTGTTTTGGGGGAGGTTTAGAGACAGGAGTATCAACAGCAGATTTAACTTGTCGTTGTGCTGCAATCTTTTTTACAGCCGCGCTTATCTGTTCAGGCGTAGAGTTATCAGGAGCCTCGATATAACCTATCCCTTCTATTCTCACTCTCATTTTCCATCCTCGCCCTCATTCGTATCGCAGTAGCTTACCATTTATGTCATACACAGGAATTTTGCCTTGTGTCTTAGGCGCAAGCCGTTGCATTGCTTTTTCCAGGGACCATCCATTAGGGGGGGTATACTCTTTGTCCAAGGGGATAGGGACCATTTTAGTATTCCCACTTGGCCCATAGATGGTGATAAGTTTTTGCTTTGTTTCAGAAGGTAAACCCGCAGCTTTGTCAGATCTTCTTTTTTCAAACCTACCCTGTATACCGCTCTCTCTCCTAGACTGCCGACTATCAGATCTATTTTCACCTATCAACTTCCGCTCTTTAGCCCCATGCTCACGGATATAAGCTCTCTTCTCAGCAGCATCAAGGGTCTTATACATTCTTTTTTCAGATGCTGAAAGTGACTTTTCAAGCCGTCTATCAGATGCAGCAAGAGCCGCCGCTTGCCTTTCATCCCCAATCCTTTCAGACTCCAATTGGAATTCTCTTCTGCTTTCCTCTTTCTTATCTTCCATCTTCCATCTTTCTTCCCACCGTTTGTCTTCAACCTTCAACTGTCTTTTTTCCCTAGCAGTCTCCATCATTAAACCCTTGACCTGAGATTCACGGTCCTTAAGATACTGGCGATAGCGCATAGAAGATTCTTGCCGGTACTTTTTCAGAGGTTCACCACCTATCAAGTTGTCAGGGTTAACCCCCATTTCCATAGACACTTCATCCGCAAAGTCTTGATACTTTTTAGGCGGTCCAAGTATTTGCTGTTCTTCCGGGGAAAGACCTTGAGGTAAATTGACAGCAGTTGGAGCAGCATTTGGCTGCAACGGTGAACCAGGGCTTTGAGACAACCCGGCAAGCATTTGCATAATCCCACCCTGTTCAGGAGTTTGCGGCTTAGAAACAGGTGAACCTTGGGATTTAAATGCTGAGACATCAGGGAAGTTTATTCCAGCCTTTTTAGCCGTTTCTTGGATACCAGTATACATTTCTGGGGTAATGCCCATCTGGTTCCCAAGCCCAAGCATAGCTTCCAAGTTGCCCATTTCTTTTTGACGCTTGAACTGCTTAACGGCCAGCATCATACCAGCCAAATTCATAAGCGTGCTATTCAGTTCACCTAAAGGATTCTCAGCCATTTTAAACCTCTTACAGGAGTGCCGCCAACATTGCACCGGTTAATGCAAGGCTACCTAAAGACCCCACG